ATGTGGCGAAACAATTAACAGAACCGCCAAAAATTAATGGGAGATTATTTGATTTAAACACTAACCCAAGCCAATACGCAATAACATTATATGCTAATGATATAGGAATTGATTATAATGACGCCGCAAATGGAACGATTACATCGGCCGAAAGGGGTAAAATTACTACTAACGAAACCAATATAAGTACCAATAGCGGTAGTATTGGAACAAATAGTTCGAATATAACAAGTAATACGACCCGTGTTGGTGCTTTGGAATCAAATACGTTGAAATTAAGCACCGGGGGGCTTGCTTCTCAAACAGTTGTTGGACCTATAACATTTCAAAACGGAATTACAGTTCCGACAAGTCAGAATACAGTGATAACCGGTAATTTATCGGGCAATGCTACAACAGCAAGTCGTTTAGCAAACACAAATTTGACGATATGTGGCGTTGGTTTTACGGGAGAAAATAACATAACAATTGATGTGGAAGATTTGACAGACAATACGAACAAAATTATAACTGCCAATGAGAGAAGTAAGATTGGAAATTTAGATGCCAATTACATGGCAACTTCGGGCGACCAAGCAATAAATGGCGTAAAAACATTTAATAATGGCATTATTGTTCCGGTTGGGAATAGCACTGTAATAACAGGTAATTTATCAGGAAATGCAACTTCGGCAGATAAATTAAAAACAGCAACAACTATAAATAATGTATCATTTGATGGCTCACAAGAAATTGCAATTACCGCCATAAGTTGTTCGGACATAACAGATATTGGTTCAGGTAAAATTATTACAGCGAGTGAGAGACTTGATATAGCGACATCTAAGACGTCAATTGGGAATAGAACAGATATTCAAGGTGATTTGGATTCAATAGAAAGCGACCTTAATAATACAGTAGACCAAGCAAGTGGCACTGCCGCATCGCCCCAAGAAATTACGGGTATAAAAAAATTCACTCAAAAACTAATAGCTCAAGCGGGTATTGAACTAACAGGCTCATTGCATCAAGTAATAAATTATCCAACTGTTGTAACCGGAGTAACTTACCAGGGGGCTGATTTTAGTACTGGCGTTGAAAATCCAACAGTAAATGTTGTAGATTTGGCAGCCATATTGACAAATTTATCAAATAATATAGCAGCACTATCGACAGCATTGCAGGCAGTGAATGGTAAAAAAGTATTGGATTAAATTAAGAAATATATAATGTTATATAATTATATATGTCTTTTACTAGATTTAATTATGATGAAGCAAGAACAAGACAGCGGTTAAAACAATCTACTGGAAGTGGGAGGTATCATTTAAATGTTCCGGGTCCAGGCAATAACAGTTGTTACATGGAAGACCCTCAAATAAGAATTGGCGGGTTTGCAGCTAATAATATGAATGTGGTTGGAGGTCATCCCATTGATATAGACAGTGATTTAAGTGGAAGAGGAAGGATATATAAAAAACATTGTTCTGAAAACAAATATCCACTGAAAAAAAATATAACAACCACAAAAATATCATTTAATAATTGTAAAAGTTTAGGTACCGATCAAACAAGAACAACGCATCCCGCACGAAATTTCAGAGCTTTAGAACAATCTTTAATTCAACCTTTATATTTAAATCCACAAGAAAACGTGTGTTTCAATTTTCAAAACAATCTTAATACAAGACTTTTAGAGAGAGATAGTTATGTTCCAAAGTTACCTTGTTTGTAATATATTTGTTTATAATATTAAGAAAATATATTACATTATATTATATAATGGCTGAAGTAGCAATACCGTTAATGGCAATGGGTGCCATGTATATTATTTCCAATCAAAATAAAGAAAAGGAACAATTCACAGTAAGAAATAGTTCAACGAGGCTGCCTAATACAAATCCAATGGTGAAAAATTATCCTGTTTTAGATAAAAATGCTGTCAAATATGAAATTTCTTCATACAAAGGGGCGAATCCAGATACTGAATTAAAACCATATAATCCAGCAGGAAATATAAAAACAGAAAATTCATCAAATCAATTTGTTTCATTAACAGGAAATCAAATGAAACCGGGTGAAATGCAACATAATAATATGGTTCCATATTTTGGGTCTTCAATTACACAATCTACCACAGGACACGAAGGATTATTAGATTCATATACAGGGGCTGGTAGTCAAATGATAGAAAAACAAGCACAAGCACCATTATTTAAACCGAAAAAAGATATGAATTGGAGCCATGGAATGCCTTCGACAACCGAATATATGCAGGAAAGAATGCGAAATAATGTATCGAGTAAAATGCATAATGTAAAACCTTGGCAAGAAATTCAAGTAGGGCCTGGTATAAATAAAGGATATAGTTCGAAGGGTGATGGTGGATTTAATTCGAGCATGGAAGGAAGAGAAATATGGGGTCCAAAGACAGTGGATCAATTAAGAACCGCGAATAATCCAAAGAATTCATACAAGGGTCAAATATTAGGCGGACACGTGGGAAGAAGAGGACCAAGAGGAATTATAGGTAAGCAGGAAAAGAACAGACCTGATACATATTATATTCAAAGTGCTGATAGATGGCTTACAACAACAGGTATTGAAAAAGCCCAAACCGCAAGGTCAGACCATATATTGAAAGATGAGAATAGACAGACAACTTCTAAAGAATTTACTGGTATTGCAACAGCGGAAAACAACGGGGTCAGACAAAGGGGGCACGTACAACAATCTGAAAAACCAGAATTTCAGGGCCCGGACAAATATTTAGGAGGTGCGACAAGACCAAATGGACAAGACGTAACAAACGGCGATTATGGTAAGAAAGGTTTTACACAAGTAACTAATTCGCGAATGCTAACAGGCGAGAATACTCATCTAAACGGTATTTCTAGAGGAGTTTATGCAATGATGTCGCCAATTTTAGATGTATTGAGACCAACTAAAAAACAAAATGTAATCGGAAACTTAAGACCTGTTGGCAATGCTAACGCGACAGGACAGCAACAAGCAATATGGAATCCTCATGATTCTCCGGCGCCAACTATTCGAGAACAAACAGAAAATACAAAATATATCAAACACGGAGGAGCAGCGTATAATTTAGGGCATACAACAAACGCTCATCAACCTGTTTACGGTCAACGCGACTCTACTACTTGTTCGTTTTACGGTAATCCAGGTGGTAAAGAAGGATATGGTGCAAAAGGAAAAATATATAATGCTGCTTATAATGCGAACTTAAATCCAAATAAAGAGGTTATATCGAAGGTAGATAGATATAACGTTGGCAATCATAAATTATATAATTCAAAAATTAATGTAAGCCTTCATAGCAATAAAAATTGTAAGCCAGGCAGACCGATGCCTAACATGCCAAAAGCAAGTTCGAATGTGACTAATCTTGGCAGATATAATAATAAAAATACACGCGAAACAGCACAACATTGTGCCAGAAATTCAGGCGATTTATTAACGCCTTTTAAAAATAATCCATACACTCATAGTTTAAATAGCATCGCATAAAAAAATATTATTAATTTATATAATAAATGAAATTATATAAATTATTTATGAAATATAAATATTGTATTGCTGGTATTCTAATATTTGTTATTATTTATAATTCAACGCAATCAATTGTTGAAAATATGAGTGATGCACAAAAAAGAAAAAAAATAAAAGAAGAAAAACTAAGCATAAAACATTTAGATGGTGCTTTGACGTACTTTGAAAGTATCGTGAAGTCAGAGGATGAGAGGCTGATGGTTACAGTAGATGCATCGCGGAAAAAGAAAATTTTGGCTGCATTAGATAAGATGGACTATTGGATTAATAATAGTATTGTTGTGATGATTTTTAGAAGTAAGGCCAAAACACAATCAAAATATTATAAAGAACTGGTCAAATTTTTTGGAAAAGAAGGAAGACATCTGAAAATGTACCAAGAAAGGATTAAAATGATAAGAAAAGCTTTAAAAGCACATAAACCTTCATCTTCTCTTTCCTCGTCAAAAAAATCAACTAAAAAGAAAAGCGGAGGTTCTGGTATATTTAATAAATTCAAATAATTATTATTTAAACCCAATAATAATTATTATATAATGGAAAAATTAGTTATTCATAATGATATAACAAAAAAACTAAATTATTTTATTGAAACGCAAAAAATCCCCCATATTATTTTTTATGGGCCTTCTGGCAGCGGAAAACACGAATTATTGAATTATTTTATTGAAAAGATTTATAAAAATAATAAAACTTTCATAAAAGAACACGTAATGTATGTAAACTGCGCCCACGGCAAAGGTATTAGATTTATCAGAGATGAACTAAAATTTTTCGCAAAAACAAACATAAATAATCATAAAGGTTCTATTTTTAAAAGTATAATTTTATTTAATGCTGGAAATCTAACAACAGACGCACAATCCGCATTAAGAAGATGTATAGAGCAATTTAGCCATACAACACGATTTTTTATAATAATAGAAGATATAGATTCGTTGTTAAAACCTATATTATCAAGATTTTGTAATATATATATTCCACAGCCTCTAATAAATAATAAAAAAGTTTGCTTACATAACTACAACCAAATTGATATAAGTGAAGTAAAGCCAATGCTCGAAAGGAGTAAATGGTTGAAAAAAATAATGAATTCAAGAAATAATTATAATTCAATTAGTAAATGCAAGGTATTATCATTAAAAATATATGAGAGAGGATTTAGCGCTTTAGACATTATTAACTATATTGAAAATGTTAAAAATTTAGATAGAGAAATAAAATATAATATATTAATTTTTATTGACAAAATGAGAAAAGAATTTAGAAACGAAAAATTATTGATATTAAATATATTAAATATATTATTTTTGCGGAAAAAAATAGATTTAGAAAATATCATATCAATTTAAAAATGGATGATTATAATGTAAATGTTCTATCTGAAGCAAAGAATGAGTATTGTTCTAGATTGCTTAATATTTTTACACCTTTAATTATACAAGGTATTCAATCTATTTACAAAGAAGCAGTTGATTTGTGCGAACAAAACGACGAACATAATAAATATCTTATGACATTTCAAAATTTTCTTACGCGTGTTCCAAAATGGAATTCAAATATAATATCCGAAGAAACGGACCGAATTCTCAAAACGTCAGAATGTCCCTATCTCGAAGACCTTTTAACGTGCGTCCATATAACTCAATTAAAGGTTTTGACTAGCATTAGAGTTTCACAAAAACAGAAAAAAATAGACATTGACATACCAAAACTAAAAGATTTCACTCATAAAGTATATATTTGTTTTGCTCGAAAATTGTACGGCAATGTATATTTGTTCGAAAAGGATATTTTACCATTACAATATCAAAAAAATATGAGAGAGTGTGAAGTTATATGTCGGGAAAGTATTTTAATTGTAATCAGAGACAGTATTCCGGTCGAAAAAATATTGCGTTCGTATATCGATGAAACCGTCGATGAAGAAATTATTGAAGAAATTATTGAAAAAAATATGACAGAAAAAGAAGGTGATAAATTGAAAGAAGAACTAGAAGAAAAAGCAAAAGAAAACAATTCTGATAATGAGACGGTAGAACCAGTAATCAAAAAATTAAACACAGATGATAAAGAAAAAAACGAAGATACAAATGATTTTGCCGATTCGTTTAAGGTATTAACTGAAAAACTAGAAGAAACAAATAAAAAAGGACCAATTTCTTTAAAAATGAATTTGGAACCTTTTTCATCTAACAAAGAAAATATTACTGAAACATCTCAAATTAAAATGGAAATAAAAGAAAAAGAACCTTTGAATAAACCTCCAAGATTGTCTTTTAACGACAAAGATGCCGTTTTAGATATGGGAACAAATAAAGAGAGCTTGGTTGCAGCACCGAAAACAATTGAAAGATTGGAAAAAATAGCAAGCGTCAATGATGCAAAAAGAAAAGCGGAAGAAGCAGAATATGATGACGACGAAGATGACGAAGATGCTTTGATAATTCATTCTGGTGGAGAGGTTGATTTAAAATTAGATACATTGGATAGTTTAGATAAACCAAGTGATTCTCCAAAATTAGATTTTGAAGTATTATTATAATTGCGTTAAATTATTTTATTTTTCTTAATAAAATAATTTAAATGACACAATCAATATTTGTCGCGGGCATAGCCATCGCTGTAGTATATTTATTATTTCGTTTCATTGAAATGAGGTTTATCTTAAAAGAAAAAAAACCTATAAAAACCATGATTAGAGATACTTTAATGGTTTACTTAAGTGTTGTTATAGGTAATTTTATATTAAGCCAATTCGCAAATGGTATTGTCGAAAGTACAACACCCGAAGTATTTACAGGTCCTGCTGGATTTTAACTATACCATTGTTTATTTATAATAGCTTCGGCTACATTATTATACATATAGTATTCGTTTAATAAAGAATCATCCCCTGGATTTACGTTTCCACGAATAGATCTTACACCCCATTCAGGTATTGCCTTAGCCTCCTCTGTTATAGGAAGCACTTGTTTTCGAAAAGGCATTGAAAATATCAAACTAGCCAACGGTAATTTTGATATATATAATTTTGGACCTTTGGATGAAAGTGTATTATCTTTACTAAAAATTGCTTTATAATGTAATCTTAATGGTTTATCGCTTCCTTTTTCTTCTAACAAAATATTTTTTAATATCGGAATGCGTTTTATAAACGTTTCACACATAGATATTAATATATTATCATCTATAAACGCTATAAAATAGGTGGGCTCTCCCCAGGTTAGATTTATAATTTGATCTAGCTTTACACATTTTAATGGATCTTTATAATTATTAGCATTTGTTTTAAAAACATATTCAATACCTAATATATTTTGTATAAAATTTGCTTGATTTTCTAAATAATGAAATGTGTTTTTTATTTCTGCTTCTGTTAATTTCTCAATATCAACCTCGTTTTCTTGAAATGTATTTATATTATCATATAAATACTGTATTTGCGTATCTTGACTAGTCATTCTTAATTGAATTGAATTAAAAAGTTATATTTAATTCAATTTATTTATTACTCTTATATATATGAAAATAAACTATAACCATCAATTTATTATGTTTGTTGTTATGGTATTGACAGGGATGTTATTTAATCCTATGAGTATGTTAGCTTATGACATTAATCATTTATATAATTCTAAAACACTATTTTATGGCGGATTATTAATGGCTTCAAATATGATTTGGGCTCATCAAATCGTTCATAAATTATCTATGAATCATTTTAATATCTATCTTTTTTTATTCGGCATTTCTTTATCTATATTTATTGTATTTTATGTATTAAGAAAACAATTATTTATTACTGAAAAAGATTGGTTGAAAAGAATGATACCACATCATTCTACCGCATTGACTACAACAAATCAATTATTAAAAAATAGAGAAAAAGATTTCAAATCCAACCCACAATTATTTAGATTAGCCAAAGATATTATATATAATCAAGAAAGAGAAATTGTTCTTATGAAATTGATGTTGGAAAAATATAAATAATTATTTACCAATCTTTTTAAACTTACTATTATTAAATTTAGTTTCAAATTTTTTAGCAAACAGTTCCCGGCGTTTATTCTGGTCGGTTGGTCGCATTTTTTCTTTCTCTCTCTTTGCTTTTTCTTCTTCTTTTATTTTCTTTTTATTTTCTTCATTTTGTTGTTGTGTTTTAAATTCATCAATTATACAAGTATAACAATATAACCAAGGATGGTTTTGTTCGATCCATTCGTTTATTTTTAATTCCATATAATAATTCAAAAATTCATCGTTTAATTCTAAATTATCATCCCACAATTGCGTTAAACACCAGACTAAAAATTCATCTTTGTTTTTTTCACTTAAAAGAACAAATTGAGGGTCTTCGTTTTCATTATTCAGTATATTCATTATATTAATTAAAACTAATATATTTTAATTAATTCAATTTATATGTAGCATGGCAATTCGTCGATATTCATTATTTTTTCCTTTTTTATCTTTTTGATTTTTTTTCTTGTTACAATATATTTTTCAAATAACTGATGTTTTATAACATCAACTGGATTATGGTTATGGACCGACCTAGCAATCATTTTATATAATTTAAAATCGGGGTATCTTTCTTCGCCGTTATTTTTATATAACATATTTCTACCCTTGTCATCTTTACACCATTCGGCTATTAATAACGCAATCATATCCGTTTCTTTTTTTACATCGTCTATATCATCGAAAAAATAATCAAATAAAGAACAAGCTAATCTACATAAATCAAAACTGTTATTTGGTTCTAATCTAGGTTTATTTTGATTAAAATATGGCTCACAATTATATTGGGATGAAGCATCTCCTTTTTGTGAAAAACTATCACAGCAAAATGTTTTTCCAGAATGTTTATATATTCCTCTCCCGAAATCTATAATTTTAAATATTTTACCAAAAGTTGGAACTTTATAATATTCATTATTTAATTTGTAATATAAATATTGTCTATCTGTTTCGATATACATAATATTGTTAGTATGCAAATCATTGTGAGTAAAATTAAAGGTTTTTTGATACGTAAGCAAAGAAATGATTATTTGAAATAAACAAGAATTCCATTGCAGTGAATCCATTTCATCGTCTTCGTCTTCGACTTCTAATAATGAATCTAGTGTATTTGTCAATCCTTCCAAACATATAATTTGTACTGGAAAATCGAATACTTCTGCTTTAATATATTCTGTTCCGGAACTAGAATATCCTGACATATCTGAATTACTACAACTTTCGAATTCTGTTCCACTACTTTCTCCTGAAATTTCATCGTCTTCATCATCTTCGTCCTCGCTATTTTTTGAAGTATTTGAACTTCTTGAAGAACACGTCGAATTTGTTTTTTTACTATCACTACTTTCATTGCTGCTTTTGACTTTTACATTATGTTCGCATAATTTCAAGCTTGATTCTATATTTGGGCTTTCAGAATTATGTTTTTGCAAATTCGCGGCTGTTAAATTTTCTACTTTTATTCCCAAATCTATGTTGTCTGTTTTTATTGATATTTTTTCGGATTTAAATTTAATTTTTTTCCGATGCGATCTTGTATCATCTTCTAGCATATCTTCATCTATATCTTCCGTTTTAAAAAGTTCATCTTTATTTTGATGAAAATAATCAGAACCATATAAATATTCTAAATCGTCAAATATATTTAAGAAGTGTTTATCTTGTATTGCTAAAAAAGACCCATAAAAATCAATTCCGTGAATAAACCCGTGGTCGTTAAGTAGCCTACTTGATAAATATGAAAAAAAACTATCAACATATGATGTGTTATTTACATCTAAAACTTTTTTTGTATATCCCTTTGTACCGTTATATTTAGGAAGCTTCTTTATTTTTTCCTTTTCTATATGCGAATATTTTCCAACCATGTATTTCACTGGATCGAACAATGGGCTAAATTTAAAAAAAGATTTTCTTAAATGTTCTCCTGATTCATTCTTAATTTTTATATCAAATATATTTTCTGTTTTTTTTCCATCTAAAGATACAATTGTATTTTTTTGATTTAAATTTATCGAATTATTATTTGTATCGTTTAATTCAAAATAACGACTATAAATCGGCACATAATTTTGCATATTATAAACATTCAATACATCATCCATTTGTTTGAAAAGTTCTTCGTTATCATTCTTTTGATAAGATACAGTAAATAAAGGGGGTGTTGACGTAGGTGTTGGCGTAGCCATTTACGTTTTATGTATAATATAATTTGTTATATTAAACTTAAATAAGTTCATTTTAATTATTTTTAATATATTTTTTTTATATCAAATGAATTTAGAATTAAAAAAGTTTGACATGAAAAATATTAGTTTTGACCCCAATACTAATTCAGGACCAGTTATTGTTTTAATTGGTAGAAGAGATACTGGTAAAAGTTTTTTAGTTAGAGATATGTTATTTTATCATCAAGATATTCCTATCGGAACTGTTATTTCTGGAACAGAAAGTGGTAATGGATTTTATGGGAAAATTGTCCCCAAATTATTTATTCACGATGAATATAATACAGCAATCATTGAAAATATACTAAAAAGACAAAAAATTGTTTTGAAACAAGTCAAAAAAGAAAAAGAGGCTTATGGTAGAACAAATATTGATGGCAGAGCATTTGTTATTCTTGATGATTGTCTATACGATAATGGTTGGGCTAGAGAGAAAATGATGCGTCTATTATTTATGAATGGAAGACATTGGAAAATTATGCTTGTTATTACTATGCAATACCCACTTGGTGTTCCTCCTAATTTAAGAACTAACATTGACTATACATTTATTCTTAGAGAACCATATTTAAATAATAGAAAAAGAATCTATGAAAACTATGCTGGTATGTTTTCAACCTTTGAAAGTTTCTGTCAAGTAATGGACCAATGCACTGAAAACTATGAATGTTTGGTAGTCTGCAACAACGCCAAATCTAATAAACTTGAAGACCAGATTTTTTGGTATAAAGCCGCTCCGCATGGAGAGTTTAGATTAGGTTCCAGAGAATTTTGGGAAATGTCTAAAAATTTAGCTTCAGACGACGAAGAAGACGAGTATGACCCTCAGATGGGAATTAAAGGACCTAGAATTAATGTGAAAAAAAATAAATGGTAATCATTATAAAATATATACAATTTATATATATATGAAACTTTCTATAACAGATTACAAAAAAATATTGAAATTCTACAAATTATCTGTTCCAAAAAATAAGAAATCTATTGAAAAAAAAGCAAATAAAATTATAGCAGATAAATTTTGTAGTTGTATCAAAAAGGTTCAACAAAAATTTAGAGAAGAAGGAATTGCTATTGGAATTTGTACTAATTCAGTTATAACAAGGAAGGGTTATAAAAGAGGCAAGTTTAAATGTAAAAAACGAAGAACTATCAAATTACAAAAAGGTGGAAAACGCCGGAAGAAAAAGACGCGTAGAAAAAGAGGTGGGAAACCTCCTACAATAAAAGATATAAAATACGATTCGGCTTGGCTTACAAAAGAAGGGTTCGAAAGGTTCAAAATAATAACACCTAGTTCTGGAACTTACATTGATGGAAAGCCTATTGTATTAGTCAGAGATCCAAATTATGGACCATATGAAATGAAAAAATATGAGAATATGGCTGATTTCTTTCATGATTTTGCGCGGGCAGGAAATTGGGAAGGTGGCCGTAAGAAAAAGACGCGTAAGAAACGCGGCAAAGGAGCTACTATATCTCGTTTTTTTGTTGAACCAGATTATACTTGGAACGCCGAACAATTTGACGGCGATTATTATAATTTTGGAGCAGCAGAGGAAGCATTAGAATCATATATGAATGCTTATCGTAGTCCACCGCATACAAGAGAATATCAACTTTATCGGTTACAACAGCAAAGAAGGATAATTGATGATTTTCACGATAGTATAGATCGCAGCGGTTGGCAAGGACATTTAGATAGAGCAAGACAAGCAATATTCCAACAAATGGGAAATGAACCCCAACTCCCACAAGCACGAACAGAAGCAGATTTTCGTCATTTAATTCAGAATTCATATAGTGGTAATCAAAGCCCTGGAGCAGCGGGTGGCGGAAAACGCAAGAAAAAGACGCGTAGAAAAAAAGGAGGAGTAAAAACTCCACGAACCGGTGAAATGCATCCAAAAAACGCTCATCAACCTATGCCAGTTCTTACACTTCCGCCTAGCGCGATTTTAAGCTTAAATGCTGAAGCAGGACCAGAAGAAACAATTGAAGAAATTTTCCGTGATAATATGCGGCAACAGTTGGTTGGCATAGATGACCCTTACGCAATACTACAAATCCTCTCTTCTTATCAAATAGATTATAATAGTCGGATTGACAATGGTTTGGTTCGGAATGGAGATTTTGGAGAACTGTTAAATCAAGATGTAACTAATTTTCAAAATTATATCGGATCTTTGCAATAACATAATTTTAAATAATTAATAATGAAATAACTATTATTGATTATTTGTTCTGTATAGTATAATTAAATACAAAGATAAAAATGCCAATCCAAAGCATGATATCACCTTAATACAATATATTGCATCATCTTTATTGTCTTTGCAATTGTCGTGTTTTTTTCTAGCTATTTCTTGTAGTTTTTTCTCAACTTCTTTGTCAATTTGGTCTATTTGAATTTCAAAACTTTCTGTTATTCTACCGTCTATTAATATTGGAGCTTTTTTTTCAGTTATTTCTTCTTCTATATTTAAAACAACAGAACCTTCCATTAATATTGTATTAGAAATTATCTTTAAGATATAGAACAACAAGGTCCGTTATAGTTCAATATTAAATATACCCGTTGTTGTGGATTTTACATAAGTAGCCGCATCCTTCATATTATTTGAAAGTTTATGACTATATTCAGATATTTGGTTCGTCCAACTTGTAGAAGATTTATCAAGAATTTTCATAATTTGTATATTACCTTCTTCATCTAATTCGCCAGGGATCAATCTTTCAATTGTGTGAATTTTTATCATCTCCAAATTATCATAATATTGTGGTATAGCTGGTATGCTAAAAGTTAAATAAGTTAATAACATATACCAAAGAGAAGAGCGGCGTCTTATTTTTTTATATGCTTCGGAACAAACTTTTTTGAATTTCATAAACGTTGGTGAATTATATCCACCTAACATATCTAACATATCTGGCGTAATATTGATTTCTGTATTTATTTTGGGGTCTTCGCCTAATAGATAACTGAAATCTATATGAACCAAGTCTCCGTATTTATTAACTAGTATATTTTCAGTATGTCTATCACCGACGCCCAATATATAGCATAAAATACAAGAAGCAACGCAAGTTTTAATGAAATTATTTCTCATATCTAAAATAGAAATTCTTGGATTAATATCCATTAAATAGTTTTGCAGTGTTTTTTGATGGGTATTTTTTATATTATATAATGTTTCGCAATCTTCTATCATTTCAACCCATCCATATGATAATGTTATTGGGAATACATTATAAGTATTTATAGTAAAAATATCATTACATACGATAGTGATCCATTTTGATACACACATTGTTAATTTATCTTTTCGTATATCTTCATTTTTTATTAATATATATTTTGTATATTTATGTCCGCTTTGATTTTGGATTATAAATGGGACCATATATGGGCGTGAGCTTGAATTTAATCGTTTTATATGATTAAGTTTAATACCAACGCATTTTTCCATTGGATTCCAAGGCATAGATATTGAAATATTAATACAAAAAAAACTCATTATATCAAGTTCGATCTGTTTTAGTGGAATTTTATTTTCTATTTTTTTTATAGTTAAAGGTATAAATTTTATAAATTCATCTGTTTTACGTATATCATTCATCAATTCATAATGTTTTAATTTGGATTTTAATATTTTGAAAATTTCTTCAAGGTTTTCATTTTCTTGGAAAGATAGATTGTATTTTATTTCATAATATATGTTATACAATGATGCTGTATCGGTTGTTTTAACACATAACAAAGCACCTATTTTGGGGTAAATTTTTGATAATTCGATTATCCAAGGTAGCAATAATTGCCAATAGTTGGAATTTTTTATTAATAACAAATCCATTAAATATACTTGAAAAAATGGAAATTTATTTAAATCAACATTATGTCCAATCTCAAGTATATCTTCTGGTTTACAAAGGTTATTGCAATCGGTTCGGCATAATAGGTGTTTGCAAGGAATGGTTTCTTTTTTTGAAGTAGAATAAAATTTATATAATAATGCCATCTCTTTTACGGATTTATGTTTATTTGCGGTTAAACATTTAGATACCCAATAGTAATGATTTTTGAATTCATATCTATGATTCCATAATAATTGTCTTTCTAACTTTGAAAATTTTTGTCCTGGTAATTTATATTGGATACTCCTATAAACGCTTAATATATAATTGATGCTTTCACACCATTCCTTGGATACTTCTCTTAATTTTAAAAGATCGATCATTAACAAAGGCAAATTAGATAATATAATAATGGTATTTTTAGATTTATCAACTGTTTTAGTATGCGAATAACATTCGGCACATAATTTTATTTTTGGGTTATACCAAGTATTTAATTTATTTAAATATGTATTCATATTTTCTGGAGGTGTCGCGGTGTTAATTAAACTATTATTATTTGATTGATATTTGCTACAAGTCGAACAAAAAATTCTTCCGCACCCACGACAATGATGTTTTCTATTAAAAAAGTTGAATTTAGAATTACAATTGAAACAATTGTCAACTTTTTGGTTTGGTATCCATATTGCTGGTTTTCGTCTTGGTATATTAATTGGATTGCTATTTTCTCTTTTTTTATCAATATACATCGACATGGTTCCAAAATCGGTCATGATATTAGTACTATATATTAAATTTAAATTGTATTTATAATTTAAATAGCTTCTACCTGCCTGAATTTCCCGCCACCCAATCCATTTGTTTTAATAAATTCTAATTTGTTTATTTTGTAATCTTCATCGCATTTATGTTGATGTGGTAATCTATGTTTGCTACAAAATAACTTTTCACATTTACACTTTCCCATGTAATGTTTTATTTTTTTATTGCATTCTAAATGTTGACATCTTGGTGTTTTCGTTTTTTTCTTTTTCCCTGTTTTACAAACTTGTAGGTTGGTTGTTGGCATCTTGTTAGTATTCATTATTATATGTTAATAAAATATTATTACATTTTATTAATTCAATTTTTAAGCTTCATCATCATTGTCGTCTTTTAAAGCCGACTTTAGTTTAGGCGCATTTTTCATAGAAGAGGTTACGATATCCTCTCCTTCAAATAATTCTTTTTTAATGTCCGCTGATGTAATTGTATCTCCTTTTGTTTTCAAACTTTCTTCAATCGTATTATTAACACCGTATAAATTTCCTTCTTTATCAATATTTTGCGTTAATTTATTTCCTGTTTTTCGAGCCATTGCAATATTATCTTCGATTGCTTTTCTTTTTGTTTCTAATATTCGTTTCTCAAATTCTTGCTTTGCTTTTTCTTCATTTTTAATTTTTTCACTCATTAGTTGGTTCAATTCCTCTTCCAAATATTCAACCTTTCCCGTCTTGTATGCTTCTGGTTCCCAAGGCATCCACATACCAACCGGTCCTACATAAACATTGTGGTTTGGATCAACTTCTCTTAATAATTTACATCTTAATTCAGCTTCTTCTTGTGTAGAATAACTTCCTCTAACCTTTAGACCTCTTACGCAAGTTTGGAAATTATTTATCTTTCCAAACTCGTCTTGTAATTTTTCTTCCTTGGCATCCATAAAACTTTTGTATTCTCCTTTTATTTCTTCTACTTCGAATGTATCTTTTTCACTTTTAACATATTCTTCAAAATCGGACATCAGTTCATCCATTTTGATATTATATTTGAATGAAATGAAATTTAGATATTGGTGGAATTTTTTTACAGATTTAGAAAAATCATAGTGTTTTAGGAATTCTGAGAAAAAGTAATCTTTTTTTTGCATTAAAACATTTTCAGGGGAGACAAAACTTACACAAACAAATTTCTGTCCTGAAATTGCTTTATCCTCCTCTAGTAAATCCACGTATTTATGGTTTACTGTGCCGTTTGAATTGGTTTTTCTAGTAAAAGCTGTGCTTGCCATTAATTATATTATATTAGCAAATTTATTATTTAAGTTTTAATTTTCTTAATTATTTTTTTTCTGAATAATTAGTATAAATGCTTGGAAATTTAGGTGATATGATTGATCTTGGCGAAGTAGTTCGCCGTGCTGTTAAATACTTGGTTGAAGGTATCATGGTTGCTATTGCAGCTTATGCCATCCCAAAGAAAAGTTTGAATCTCGACGAAGTTTTGTTGATTGCCTTGACGGCAGCTGCTACATTCAGTATTTTGGATACTTACGTCCCTAGTATGGCTGTAAGTGCTCGTTCCGGTGCTGGATTCGGTATTGGCGCCAACTTGGTTGGTTTCCCACGATAAGTGCTCTATAATTTTTTAAAATATTAACAATTAATTAATATTTTAACGTTTCTATTATAATCATATAAATTGATTTAATATTTTTAACTCGTTGATTGTTAGATAATAATGAAATTTAATAAAGAACAAATCAAAGAAATAAAAGAATGGGCTACTACACCCTGGTTAAATGGATTAACTTATAAAAAAATATCAAAAGATGATAGAAAAATAGCCGCTTTAAAAGAAAAAGAATGGGGGAATAATTTAATTAACATGACTAATAATGGCAATTGGACTACACGTGTTGGAGAAGGAATTATTCATGATATATTAATTCATAGAAATGAAAATCCAAGACGACCACAAAATTTATGCTGTTATAATCCAGATTGGGAAACAGATAAATATATATATGAAGTAAAAACTAGCAATTGGACTATCAGTGGAACGGCCGGTGAAAAAGTATTAGGAACCATGTATAAATATAGCGATATCCCAATTATATATAATAAACCTCTAAAAATTATATGTATAGCATATCAAGAATATGAACTTACACATTGTAATACTAAAATTTTTGGAGACGTTAGTGAAAATAAAAAAAAATTTTTAGACCTAGCTAAATCTATGAATATAGAATACGTTAAATTTAGTGATTTTATAAAGGATAATTATAAATAATAACTTCTTTGGTTTTAGCTGCCGGATTCTTAGAATTAATTGCTCTTCTCGCAACTATCTCTTCTATATTAAACTTTTTTAATGCTTCTCTAACCGCTTCTGTATTTGAATTACTTAATATCCATTTACACTTCATTTTATTACATATTTTAAATAAAGCATCGTGTTTTTCTTTTGTAAATCCATGTTTACTATAATCAACAAAACCACCCTTTTTTTCTGGAACATATGGTGGGTCCATATAAACAAAATCATCTTTTCTTATACTCTTAATATCTTCAAAATCACAACAAATAAAATTTACATTTTGTATTTTTTCACTTATATTTTTTAAATGTTCTAGATTTATTATTTCCGGATTTTTATAATTACCATATGGAACATTAAATCCCCCCTTTTTATTCAAACGAAATACTCCACGAAAACAACTTTTATTTAAATATACAAATTCTGCTATTCTTCCTATATTTATTTCTTGTGAAGAATTGTAACTTTGTCTAATATAATAATAATATTCAGATTTATCACATTTTTCTCCTGCTGTTTTTATTTTCATTATAGTTTCATATAATTTATTATAATCGTCTTTTACTTGTTTATAAAAAGCAATCAACATTTCATTACTGTCATACGCGTATATTTTTTCAACATCTATATCCTTGTTTTTTACTAACCATAAAAATCTAAATAATACACTTCCTCCGCCTATAAACATTTCATGGTAATGTCTTATTTTTTTTGGAAATTTAGGTAATATATTATCAAGTAATTTTCTTTTTCCGCCTATCCATTTTAAAAGTGGTTCTTCAACTTTGCGAAATTTAACGTTTTCCATTTGTATTAATATAATTTTATTATTTATATTAATTAATCAATTTATATGGTTGGAATAAATTCCCAAGATAATTCAGCACATATTTTCTTCCAAATTTCGTCTTGTTCTATGCGTTTAACTGGATCCTTTAACATTGGAAAAAATGGTAAAAACTCTTTTTCATCCAATAATTCACACATTTTATATAATACATAATAATAATTCAAAAAATTTACTCTGTCATCAGGACAATGATTTGAATATGGTTTTTGTATTTCCATAAATAGATTACATAATATGTCTTCAAGTTCAGGTGTCATTACTGGTGGTTTTATACCCAATTTATCTTTAATAAATGGTATGTGTTCATAATATTTGTTATATCCTAACTTTTTCAATATATCTTTCGCCTTCTTATTTGTAATTTGCTTTAAAGAAATCCTTTCCTTTTTGATTTGGTTTTTTATATCAATTAAAACCTCTTCTGGAATTTGTGTAGTTTCTTTTGCTTGAAATTGTGCCAATATTTCACGAAAATGATTTATCCTTTTATAAGCATAAAAACACACTTCTTTAGGAGGCTCTTTATAACTTGGTTTTTCATGTTCTATTAAATATTGTTTTTGGTTGCCACATTGATTGCATACTATCAATCCCTCATGGTCTACTGGTATATATTCTCCATTACATTTTGTACACAATTCATAATTTACTTTATAATTATTTATATCCAAAAAAGAATCATCTAGATTTATCAAATATTTGTTGATATTAGTTGTTTCTACTTTTTGAGTATCGTCTTTTTGACTTTTATTAAAAAAAGAATTCATCACTTTAATCGATTTTGACTTACCTTTAGATATATCTTTCTTTTTCTCAAAATATTCAAATATATATTCTGAATTTTGTAATAAATATTCTTTTTTCTCGTTTTTTAACATCGCAATTTTCTTTCTTATATCTGATAATTCATCCTTTAATATTAATTTTTCATCAATGTTCACACCCCCTTTTAATTTATTCTTGATTATGACTTTCCTTCTTTTTAGTTTTGGAATTATATTGTTGCTTATATCTACAAACTCTACCATTTTTTCATCATGTTTGCTGTCCAGTGTTATAATTGATTTTTTGTTTATTTTGATTTTTTTACTAGCTTTGGGCTTAAAAGAAGGCATTTATATACATACTTTATTTAAACTTTAATTAATACTTTTAGTAATTCATTTATTCGTAATACTTGTATTTTTACTTTCACTATTTAGATAAATGGAAAACATCCAATTTGATACAAAAGATACCGTAGAAATAGACTCTATAAAATTACATAAAATGGTTTTTATATACAATGCTTTAGAAAACGGATGGACAATTAATAAAAAAGAGGATATTTATATATTTAATAAAAAACACGAAGGTAAGAAAGAGGTGTTGTTAGACGATTATTTAAGACGATTTATGGTTAAAAACTTCGATATAGATAATATTTAATAAAATTATTAATTAATGCTTATTTAATAATTTTTTTTTCTTTAGCAATATTATAAAATGGGTGGCGGTTTAATGCAACTAGTAGCTTACGGTGCACAAGATGTGTACCTTACGGGTAATCCCCAAATCACTTTCTGGAAAGTGACCTACAGACGACACACTAACTTTGCTATGGAAAGTATCGAACAAACGTTCAACGGACAAGCCGATTTCGGACGCCGTATTCAATGCACTGTTTCCAGAAACGGAGACCTTGCATACAGAACATATTTACAAGTAACTCTCCCTGAAATTAATCAAGATGATGAACCTGGTGCAACCAACGTCTATGCTAGATGGTTGGATTGCCCCGGGGAACAAATGATCTCCATGGTTGAAGTAGAAATCGGTGGTCAGAGAATCGACCGACAATATGGTGACTGGATGCACATCTGGAACCAATTGACCCAAACTTCCGAACAAGAAGATGGTTACTCCAAAATGGTCGGTAACACCACGCAACTTACTTACTTGACAGACCCCGCCTTTGCTGACGTAGCAACTGCTTGTGGCGCTGCAAATGTTCCTGAAGCTGTATGTGCTCCTCGCAATGCTCTTCCAGAAACAACTCTATACGTTCCTCTCCAATTCTGGTTCTGTAGAAACCCCGGTCTTGCTTTGCCTTTGATTGCTTTGCAATACCACGAAGTTAAGGTTAATATCGAAATTCGCCCAATGGACGAATGCCTTTTCGCCGTTAAAAACGTAAATGAATCCGGAGGAACTGCCGCCAACGTTAAAGCGACCGGTGCTTACGCCAAATCTTTGGTTGCCGCCTCTCTTTACGTCGATTACATCTTCCTTGATACTGATGAACGAAGACGTATGGCACAAAACCCACACGAATATTTGATTGAACAACTTCAATTCACTGGTGATGAATCTATCGGTTCCTCTTCCAACAAAATCAAGTTGAATTTCAATCATCCATGCAAAGAACTTGTATGGGTCGTCCAGCCTGACTCCAACGTCAGTTACTGTGACTCTTTCGTCCAAGACAAGGTTCTTAACAAAGCTTTGGGCGCTCAGCCATTTAACTACACTGATGCCGTCGATGCTTTGCCAAATTCCATCCGTGCTTACAGTTCCACCAAACAATTGAATAACGGTTCCGCCGGTGCCGCCAACACAGGTGTTATTGGTTCTGATGGTTTGTTCCAATCTCCAAGTGCCAACTCCGCCGTTGCCGCCGGAACTGAAGCAAGTGGTGCTATTGGCGCCGCTGTCGCCGAATTGACCGGTGCCTTCCCTGCTGGCGCCGAACTTCACGGTGTTTCTGATGCTGGAGCATTCGTTCTTGCTGAAACTGCCTTGAAAATGCACTGTTGGGGTGAAAATCCAGTTGTAACTGCCAAACTTCAATTGAACGGCCAAGACCGCTTCTCTGAACGTGAAGGAAGTTACTTCGATTTGGTTCAACCATTCCAACATCACACGCGCACTCCAGACACTGGTATTAACGTTTATTCGTTCGCTCTTCGCCCTGAAGAACACCAGCCATCTGGAACCTGTAACTTCAGTCGTATTGACAACGCCACTCTCCAGTTGGTCGTTTCCGCTGCTGCCATCGGCACAGCCAATACTGCCAAAGTCCGCGTATATGCCACTAACTACAACGTTCTTCGTGTAATGAGTGGTATGGGTGGTCTTGCTTACTCGAACTAAGTTAATTTTTGTTGCCATTTCTGGTCTCAAATTTTAATTTTAATCTTTTAATTTATTAAAAATCATATAATTTCAAATTTAAATTTTATGATTATTTTTACAAAGAAAAATTAACATAAATCAAAAAAAAATTAGACATTTTAGAATAATATTTAACGTATAATTAAATATTATAAAATACATTATAAGTCATCTGTTGATGTTATACTCGCAACTTTTCTGTAATATAATATTTGAAAACACATTATCAAATTAATAAATAATCCTCCTGTACCCAACGAAATCGTCGGTAAATCATTAATTATTAATCCATGTATTATTTGACAAATATACCCCAATGTTTGCAAAATATAAGATGTCAAACTAATATCTAGCGATGTCTTTGTCTTATAAAATTTATAAATTTGTGGTAATTTATATAAAAAAGTACCTATCGCACTAATCCATCCGAATATTAACGAATTCATTAAAGTAATAAAATTTATTTATTTAATTACTTTATTTAATATGTTTGTTTTTTTAGTGTATTTCACCGCCGCGTAGCCGAAGGACTAAATGCAGCGTCGCTTCCTTTTGTACATTGTAATCGCTTAGCGTTCTACCAGATTCCAGTTGCTTTCCAGCAAAAATCAAGCGCTGCTGGTCGGGCGGAATTCCCTCCTTGTCTTGAATCTTTTGTTTTACATTTTCGATCGTATCGGATGGTTCTACATCCAAGGTGATCGTTTTGCCTGTGAGTGTCTTTACGAAAATCTGCATAATATAAATATATTTGACGAATATTATTTAAATCATTTTGTTAATTAATTTATTTCATATAACAAACTCCTACACCAGCAATAAT